CTTTATCAGACCTTCCAATTGCCGAAGCGCCTTCGTGGTCTCTTGACCCGCGTTCAAGCCGATCGCACTACCCTCTTGATCCCTCGCTTAAATCGCGGCGGTCGTCCTTACATCAAAGGCGAGATCACCGTTGATAGCCCGCTGGCACAATACACCACCAGCACACCAGCAACCGGTCAATCCACAATCAACATCAAAGGACTTGCTTCAAGCTATGTTCTCGATGATGCAGCTGTTGAAGACGCCGCGCTTGCTGTTCTTCCGATCTTCTCTCAGCAGATCGCGCAAGACCTCGAAGACGCTTTCGAAGATTGTATGATCAACGGTGACACCGCCGCCACTCATCAAGACGACATCGCCAATTGGAACATCCGTTCACGCTGGGGAGCTGCTGGTCTTGGCGGTTCTTCAGATCATCGCCGAACCTTCAACGGAATGCGCGCGGCTGCTTATGATCAAAGCAACACCGCAGCTAAAGCCGGAGCTTCTCTTGCTGCTTCTGACATTCTCGCTGGCATGGCTTCACTCGGTGAACTCGGCGCTTCAAATCTTGTCATGGTTGTTTCACCAGAATTCATGATCGAGAGCTTGATGGGTCTTCAAGAAGTTATCACCATCGACAAGTTCGGCCCAGCAGCTTCTGTTCTCAGCGGTCAAATCGGTTCGATCTTCAATGTTCCAATCATCATGTCTCGATTCCTTAGCAATGATCTTGCAGCGACTGGTCTATATACCGGTTCAGGATCCACCACCGGATTCTTGCTGTTCAACGCTGCGAGCTATTATCTTTATGAAAGACGCGGAATCGTTGTCGAGCAAGATAAAGACATCAGCGCCGGCGCTATTCGACTGGTTGCAACCTATCGCGGCGTAATGGGATCACCTGATCAATCAGCTACCAAGAATACCTTCTTCGGCTTCAATTACTAGGGAGAAACCATGTTTTATTTATCTTCAAATCTGACGCATGCAGCCGGTGACGGTGCAACCGAAACATATATTACTTTGCCAATTGCAGCTAAGTTAAATTCTGTTCGTCTTTGTCCTGATCTCGATGTAACCGCTAACAATACCAATTACGTTACAGTAAAAGTTATTGATAATGCAGCCACTGACATCTTCAGCCAAAACACCCAGATTTCAGGCGGTGGAAGCCTTACAGCTGGAACACCGATCACCGTTACACTTGCTGCAGCGGCGGATTATGATTTTGCGGCCGGTGAAGTCGTTCGTTTGCGAGTCGCTGATTCAGCGTCTGGTGTTACTTGCGCTTTCACCGTTGTTTATGAATTCGCACCAGCTCGATCTGTCTAGGTTCTGATTATGTCTTTGGTGTCATTGTCGACTTTTAAAGAGTACTTGCCCGAAGTGGCGGGTTCTGACAGTGACACCGAGCTTCAGAACTTGCTTAATCGCGTGGAAAGTGCGATAGCTGCTTATATCGGCTTTCCACGCGTTTATTCTGACGGTCAGATCGAACCGAAGCTCGAAGATCAAACATACACTTTATACATCGATTCATCTTTGCCAGATTTGCCTTATGTTCTTCCGCTGTCTATTCGCCCAGTGGTGAGCGTGACAAGCTGGCATTCTGATGTCGATCGCCTTTATGGTTCGGATACGCTGATTTCAAGCTCTGATTATGAACTTGATAAAGTCAACGGCCGAATCATCATTAATAGCACATCAGGCGAAGCTATCGAACAAGGATACAGAGCGAATAAAGTGGTCGTCGTTGCTGGCTTTGAAGTCGCGCCCGATGACCTCGAACATGCAATTTGTGTTTATGGTGCACATCTTCAGCGGGCGAAAAGTACGCAAGGCAAAAACAGCACCACACAGCGCGATATAACCGTCAGTTTATCGCCTCGCACGATGCCACAGGAAGTCAAAGACCTTGTGAATCCTTATCGGGTTTTTAGGCGGATCTTGTGAGTATTTCATTTGAAGAATTTTCAGACCGTCTTGATAATATGGAAGGCCGGCTTGCTAAGAACATTCGAACAGCGATGATAAAGAATGCGCTTAGAATGGAAGCTGCAGCCAAGCGAAATGCGACCAGCTTTCCGAAAGTCAGAACCGGTCGCCTTAGAAATAGCATTATGGGTTCTGTCGTCAGATTCCAAGAAGACGAATATTTAATTCTTCGAGCGGGAGGGTTGACTGCTCCGAATAGACCGTTTTCAGAATCGGCCGATGTCGTTTATGCAGCGATTCAAGAATTTGGTGGCGGAACCCAGCGAATCGTACCAAAGTTTTATCTTCAGCGTGCTCGTGATAGAGTTCTTCCAAGATTTAATATTGATCTTGAGAAAGCTCTTGAAGCGACTTTAAAAGGCAAAGAATATGCCTAGCTCGCCAATCATTCGAATCGAAGACGCCATCAAAACGACAATAGCCGCTGATTATTCAAGCGGCTATTCTGGATTGGATCTGTCAAATAAAGTCGTTATCGGTGAAGTCACAGAGCCGCCGACCGTGCCTTATGCCACGATTCAGTTTATTGACTTCATCGAAGAACATGGTCAAGCTCTCGGAAGGTATCAAGGTGACGCCGAGTTTAATATTGTGTGCTATTGTGGTGGTTCTGGTGTGCATGTTGATAGCCGGAGACAGCAAGCGATAAATCTGGCTTCTGACATAATCAAAGCCATAACCGCAAACCGCCTTCTTGGCTTCACTGATGGGATCGTTGACGATGTTCGCTGTTCGTTTCTTGCTCGTGATGGTGATAAATACGGCATTCCTAATGTCGGAATCGCGTACATCAGATTATTAGTAACCCGACAAACCGATCGAGGTGATTAATGGCTTCTTGGGCCGACTCAGCTTTCACTTATCGAATACCGATCAGCATTCCGGTTTATGTCGGCGGCGGCGGCGGAGCTACGACCGTTGATGTCGAAGTAAATATTTCGCCAGACTGGGATATTTTTTGGAACACGATTCAATCAAACTTTTATGACATCAAGATCTTTTCGGCTGACGCTTCAACAGAAATAGCTTATCAACGCCAGACCGGAGCAAGCTACGCAAATCGCACGCTGGTTCTTGAGTTAGATGATGTCGCCATCGATGATCAATCATCGACCAGTCTGGTTTATTTGTATTTCGGTGACGCCGCAGCTGGAACAGATCCGACAACGCCATTCACGCCAGCGTCACCGGTGACGGGTTACATTTGGATCGGTCGACCTGTTCGAATCGTCAAGCCGAGCTTGAATAACAGCGGCCGAACAGAGCCAGAGGTCGTTTTCACAAAAGAAGAAGGCGAAAAGATCGATATTTGGTTCGACATTCGTTCATTGATGGCAGCTTATATCGACCCGTTCAACAATCGATTATCATATGAGGGAATCAAGCGCATTCAGCCGAAAAGCCTTGACAGCTCTGGAACCGATAGCTCCGGTCGTTATTCTTCAGATGATACATATTTTTTAAACGGATACGCAAGCATTCGCGCCATCGCCGGCAACAGCGGAACAGATTACGCGGTCGGGCTTGACATTTACACGACGAACGGGCAAACTTTTAAAGTCCGATGTCTTCTTAAAGTTCAAAACTTACTACCATCTTAGAGGTGAAACATGGCCATTCAATTCGGAAGAAGCGCATATATCAGCGTTCTTGAGGAAAGCACATACGGAACACTAGCCAGCGGTTCATATACCGATATGCGCTTGATTTCGTGCTCTTTACAGAAGACAATCGAAAGAGCGCGCAAGAGCCATTTAAATCAGGGTTCAGCCGGCTTTGTTCGGTCGACCTTTGACGCTTTTAATATTACCGGTGGAAACATTACCGGCCCGCTTCATTATGCTGGCAACGGTGCGATTTTAAAAGGCGCTCTCGGTTCGGTTGCGAGCACAGGAAGCGGCCCCTATACACACACATTCACCGTAGCAGCAAACTTGCCGAGCCTGTCAGTCAAGTTTTTTCGAGGCCAAGCTCAAAGCGGCAATCCAAGCCGAGAAGATTTTAAGGGCTGCGTAATCAATACATTGACGATTTCATGCGCCGCTGGCGAAGAAGCGCAATTCAGTGCTGAGGTTATTGCGCAAGATTCAGCTTCACGAGCAAGTGACGCAACTGCAGCTTCATTTCCAGCAACCGCGCTGTCAGTTCTTCATCATCAATCAAGTGATCTTACATGGAACAGCGCAACATATAAAGTTCGTAGCTTCGAGATCGTGGTCGATAACAAGATTGAACGCCGCAATTATCTTGGATCACAGCTGACCAGCGAACCGAACACCAGCGATGTTAGAGAGGTTCGAATGTCAGTAACAACCGACCTCGAAGACAATCAGATTTATAACGATCAAATCACCACGCCGACAGCGGTTGACGGTGATGTTGTTCTGACTATGACCGGAACAGGAAACGATCAAATGGTCTTCACAATATACAACGCAGTTGTCGAAGAATACTCTGACGCCGTCACCACCTTCGGCCGAATCGAAAGAACCATAACCTTCTTGGGAACAATCGACGCCAGCGGCAACGAGGCCATCAAGATCGAAATGATCAACGATAACGCAAACCCAATTTAAACGATGACAAACAAACAAGGAGCAAAGAATGTTATCCGTATTAACCGAAATAGCCGAGAAAGCGCGATGGAATCTGACCGCTTTCAACGGCAAATTACATTTATCCGGCCGCGTGCTTTCACCGATCGAGGCACAAGCGGCCGGTATAGCTTCGAAGACGCTGATCAGCCGAATGGC